TAGTAGTGCTAATAAATTAAAATTTACAGGTGATAATGATGCTAATGGTATTTTAGACCAAAGTCCGGCAATAACTATTAATAGAACTAATAGGTATGTTGGAATATTAAATGATAATCCAAGTGTCCCATTAGAGGTGAATGGTGCCCTTACAGCGACAGGAACAATTCGTTCAACTGCTGGTTTTAGGTTTCCTGATAATAGCATACAAACAACAGCTTCATTCCAACCTACATTTTTCAAAATAAAATTAGATACAAATCAATATATAGGCTTTGCTTCACCTGGTCAAATTGCCAACCTTTTTGGTTCTGGAACTATTGAAATAAATACTGGTAGTTATACAGTAATTACTACAAGTGGGGCACAAGGAGTAAGAGTGGGTGTAGCAGGATTATATGAAATTAGTTATAATATTAGAACATTTAACGGAACAACAACAGGTGGAAATGGTAATAACGACAGATGTCAAATACAAACATCAATTTATGTCAATTCTGCTAATATTAATGAAATAACTGACGGTAGTTATATGAGATTTGATACAGGAGGTGATAATAGGTATTCAGCAAATACTTATAATACATTATTAAACTTAAATGCAAATGATGTAATTCAAATACATTGTAAGCGAACGGGACCTTGGGGGAATGTAGCGGTAAGAGATGGATCTCAAATGTGTATTAAAAGAATAGCTTAAAAAAATAATTGGAACACTTAAGACCATTTTAGAATTAACAGAATCGCCTAAAAATAACTTATGAAAAATAAAAATTTCTTTATATAGCGATCAATAGTAGATCATAATGAGTTAAAATAGTTTTTTTAAAACAATAGATATAATATAATCTATAAAATATTAAAATTTATTCTTCTCCAACAAGCAAAAAACATACTACTTATTTACTTGTTAAAAGAGAAGAAGAGAAGAATATCTAAAGGGGTCTAAACTATTTTGTAAAATATATTTTATAAAATATAGAAAAGTAGTTTAAATTTCTACAGAAAAGTTTATAACCCTCCGCATATTCTTCTCGTTATTCTCCGCAAAACAAGGAAGATAAAGCGAATTTGCTTTATCTAAAAAGAGAAGAATGGAGAAGATTAATTTTAGCAGATAATTTATAATATATTTGCGAGTACAACCTCTTTAAAGAATAATATTTAAAAGGATCTAAGGATTTAATAGAAATATAAAATGTGCAAAATCATTTTCTTTGGAAATATATTAAATACAACATCAGATATAGTAAATAATTTATATTTTGCATTTTAATATAGTTAAGTGCGTTTAAATGCGTTTATTTATATTCGCAATTAATGCGTTTTGATGTGTTTTGATGTGTTTTAATTAAGTTATTTCTAATAATTTTTATGTTCTTTTATTAAAATATGTCTAAATATTCAAGTTCAATTAATAATTTACTACATCATTAGGAAGTAAAGATGGAACAAATATAGTAATTGATGAAAATTATAATATAAATATAGGACAATTACAAGATAGTGAATATAGATTTAATTATGAATCATTACTTCATCCAACATTTGATAGTTCAAGTGTAAGTTCGTCTGGTAGTCATCCAATTATTGATGGATATGATGTAATTACAACAACTATAAACAATTTTAAATATTTAACAAATTCAAATGATGAACATTTTTTTATATTTATGTCTAATGAGACATCTGTTAATACAACATTTAATATAGATTTTGGTTCTGGTGTTACAATAAAAAAAATATTAATAGTAGGTGGTGGTGGTGGTGCTGGTAATTCAACAAATGGAGGTGCCGGTGGTGGTGGTGGTGGTGGTGTTGGAATTGAATCTACAGATATAACAATAAATGGAATATATACAGTTTCAATAGGTAAAGGGGGAACAGGTAAAAATAATGGTAGTGGAACAAATGGTAATAATACTTTAATATATTCACAAGATGAAACAAATAAATTAGAAGTTAAAGGTGGTGGTGGTGGTGGTGCAAATACAGTTGGATTAAGTGGTGGTAATGGAGGTGGTGGTGGTTATAATAACAATGGAGGAACAATTAATACAGGAATAAATATAGGTATATTTTCATCTACATTATTAAAATCAAATACTGGTAATAAATCAGGTTCAAATTCTGGCGGTGGTGGTGGTGGATCCGGTGGAACAATTAAAAATATTCAAGGTGCATCAGGTGGATCAGGTATAGTAATTATAAGATATTCTATGAAAACTAATATTACAAACACCATTACTACTACAACTATTAATAATATTAATAATATTGTTAAAGGTTCAGTATTTTATGATGGAAATAGATGGGAATTATTACCAACTACAAGTACTGGAATATATACATGGGACCAATTAAATATTAAACCATTTAAAACATTAAATACTGAACATTTTGAAATTAATAATGATGGTTTATTATCTTTTAAAAGTAATAGTAATTTAGATGGTAAAATGTTAAGTATTTTAACACCAAATAATTCATCTTTACCAATAACTACTGAAAATATAAATCGTATTGACAAAAATTATGTATATTATAAATTTATTCATGATCAATCAACTAATGATTATACTGAATATACATTAACTTTTAATGAAAATACAATATGTGATATTTTAATAGTTGGTGGTGGTGGTGGTGGTGGAACTGGATCAAGTACAGCAAGTTCTGTTGCAGGTGCAGGTGGTGGTGCAGGTGGTCTTATTTATAAAAATAATTTTGAAATTAATAGTGATATTTATACTATAAAAATAGGTAGAGGTGGTAATAGATCTATTATTAGTTCAACAACCGGTGGTGAAAATGGTAAAAATACTTCAATTGAAAAATTTGATGGTTCTGGAATTGAAGGTATAAATAATTTAATAGCAAAAGGTGGTGGTGGTGGTGGAAAAAGAACAAATGATGAATCAGGAAAAGATGGTGGAAGTGGTGGAGGTGCTGTTGGTAGTGGAATACATGGTAATCAATTACAATCAACCAGTTTATCAGGTGGATTTGGAAATCAAGGTGGAACATCTACTAATTCATCTCCTGGTGGTGGTGGTGGTGCTGGAAGTGTTGGTGATAATGGAAGTAGAGATTCTTCGACTATAAAAGGAAATAGTGGTAATGGCAAAGAATATGATATAACAGGAATAAATATTTATTATGCTGGTGGTGGTGGTGCTGGAAAAGGCGCAACAACTAATAATCATAAAAATGATCATGGTATTGGTGGATTAGGTGGTGGTGGTAATGGTTGGGATAATATAACATATATAACATCAGATGATTTAAATGGAACACCTCATTATGGTGGTGGTGGTGGTGGTGGTTCACAAAATTCAGATAATATTAATGGTGGCAATGGTGGTTCTGGTGTAATTATTATAAGATTTCAATATAAAGAATTTATAGAAGAATCTATACATTTAAATCCTGCTACAAATTTTACTGAAATACAAAAATATAATGTATTAACTCAAACACTTTATATGCCTTTAGTAACAACTTCTATTGATTATAATACAATTAATCAAGATTCAATATATTATGAATTTACTCATGATCAATCAACTAATGATTATACTGAATATGAAATAATTTTTCCTGAAAATACAACATGTGATATATTAATAGTTGGTGGTGGTGGAGGTGTTCCTGGTGATCTTGGTGGTGGTGGTGGTGCTGGTGGATTAATATTATTAGAAAATAAATTATTATCACAAGGAACATATCAAATAAAAGTAGGTAATGGTGGAAAAGGTGGTGATGTAACAAGTGGTTCTGCACGTGAAAATGCTACAAATGGATATGAAAGTATATTTGATCAATATACTGCAATTGGTGGTGGTCGTGGTGCTTGTACTGGTAAATATAGTGGTGGAGATGGAGGATCTGGAGGTGGTGGTAGTACATCAACAAGTTATCCAGGAGGAAATGGAACAAATGGTCAAGGTTATGGAGGTGGAAATGGTGATAATCATAGTTCTGGTGGTGGAGGTGGAGCCGGTAGTATTGGTAGTAACGGTATAAGTGGTGTTAATGGTGGTGATGGAGGTATTGGAATAAATGTTTCCAGTATTTTTGGAACTTTAGTTGGTGATGATGGATGGTTTGCTGGCGGTGGTGGTGGTGGATTTAATGATGATGAATCAAAAGCAGGAACTGGTGGAAAAGGTGGAGGTGGAGATGGTACAGGTAGAACTGTAAGAAGAGGATTTAATGGTGATCCACATACAGGTGGAGGTGGTGGTGGTAATGCTAATTATCATTTAGGTGGAGCATATGGTGGTAGTGGAATAGTTATAATTAAAATTAGTAAACAATATAAATTTATAGAAACTGAAATTAAAATTCCTAATATTTCTGGAATTGAAAAATCAATTGTTACCATAACTAATAATACAACTGGTAGTGATATTTTAAATACTTTAGCATATGATATTACACCAGCTATTGAAATTAATATAATATCAACACCAACAGTATTACCTAATATTATTGATAATACTTATAATTATTTAATGTTTACATATCAATTTTCTGGAAATTATACTGATTATAGTTTAAATATTTCTGAAAAAATTACATGTGATATTTTAATAATTGGTGGTGGTGGTGGAGGAGGAACAAGATATGGCGGTGGTGGTGGAGCCGGATTATTAATATATAAAACAAATCAAGAATTAGAAGGAACAATTTCAATAAGAATAGGTAAAGGTGGTAATGGAGCTCAAAATGGTAGTGGAAGTAAAGGTAATAATGGAGAAGATACCATTTTTATAACTTCAACTGAAACATTAACTGCAATTGGTGGTGGAGGTGGTGGAACAGAAAATCAAAACGCAAATAGTGGTGGTTCTGGTGGTGGTGGTTCTTATGTTGGATCATCTGGTGGTTCTGGTTCAGGAAATGGTATAACATCATTTGGAAATGATGGTTCAAATGGAAGTGGTGCAAATGGAGGAACCAGAACAAATGGTGGTGGTGGTGGTGCCGGAGGTCCAGGTATTGGTAATACAATGGTAAGACCAGATGGTGGAAAAGGAAAACAAATTGATATAACTGGTGAATTAATATATTATGCAGGTGGTGGTGGTGGTGCAAATAGTGACAATGATTTAAATGGTCAAGACGCAACAGGACAAGGAGGTGAAGATTTGGGAAGTGGATGGGGTGGTCAAGGAGGTGGAGGTGGTGGAGATGGGGGTGAATCTAATCCTGCATCAGCAGCACAAAATGGAGCACCAAATAGTGGTGGTGGTGGTGGTGGTGGTGTTATAAGTACTATTGGTGGTAATGGTGGTTCCGGTGTAGTTATTATTAAATATAAAAAAAATGCTCAAGATGAAATAAAAATTCCTAAAACTAATTTATCTGGATATTTACATTTTAATGGTTTAGAATGGATTGTTGATAAAACTAAAGATACTGGAACAGATATATTAAATGGATTAATTTTTGATATTACACCAGAAATTCAAACAAATGTAACAACAACTGTAATTTCTAATAATATTGATGATACTTATTATAGTTTAATATTTAAATATACAAGTGATAGTTCAGGTTTAATAGGACAAACTCAATATGATATTAATTTTGATAAAGAAACTACATGTGATATATTAATAGTTGGTGGTGGTGGTGGAGGTGGTAGTGATAATTCTGGTGGTGGTGGTGCAGGTGGTTTAGTATTTTTAGAAAATATAACTTTAAATAGTGACGTAACTATTATTGTTGGTGGAGGTGGTGCAGGAGCAGCTAGTGGTCAAACAAATACCGGACAATTAGGTAAAGATAGTAGTATAATATTTAGTGAAACATATATAGCAAAAGGAGGCGGTGGAGGTGGTACTGGACAAGCAAATGCTACTATACATAGTGGAACCAATGGTGGATCAGGAGGAGGTTCAGCTTATGAAATTTATGATGGTTCACCCGGAACATCAATACAAAATCAATATTTATTAAATAATTTACGGAGAGGTTGGGGTTTTGCAGGTGGAGATGGCAAAAACTCAACTAGTCAAGGAGCAGGCGGAGGAGGCGGTGGTGCAAGTGAAGTAGGTATAAATGGTAATAGTGATGGTGATAAAAAAGGAGGTAGAGGTGGTGATGGTAAATATGAAGTTAATAGTAATGAATTTAAAACATTCTTTGGAATTACTGATAATACTGTTGGAGACCATATAGATGGAAAAATATATTTTGCTGGTGGTGGTGGTGGTGGTAATGATAATTCAACTAATTCAATAAATTTATCAGATGGAACAGGATATAATAATAGAGGTGGAAAAGGTGGTGGTGGAGATGGTGGATATAATAGTAACAATTTATCTAATCCGGGTAAAACAAATACTGGAGGTGGGGGTGGTGGTACTACGTACTTTGGAAGCAATTATAAAGGTGGTGATGGAGGTTCAGGTATAGTTGTAATCCGTTATAAAAAATATATTCAACGTGAAATTAAAATTCCTAAAAATAATGTTCATGGATATTTACATTATGATGGTTTTGATTGGACTATTGATAAAACTAAAAATACTGGAGATACTGTTTTAGATGAATTAGTATTTGATTATACACAAGATACTGAAAATAAACCTACTGTAACACCTAATATTGACTCAATAATTATTGATCCAAATTTATTAACAAATGACATTACAATTCAACAACAATATATTAAATTTATTTATGATTTAGATAATGATAATGGTGATGGACAAACTGAATATACTATTAATTTTCCTAAAAAATATATATGTGATATATTATTGGTTGGTGGTGGTGGTAGCGGTGGTTCATATGGTGGCGGTGGTGGTGGAGGAGATGTAATATATGAAACTGAAATTGAATTAAGTGGAAGTTATATTATTAAAGTTGGTAAAGGAGGAGATAGTCAAACTGACACTATTTCACCATACAAAAATGGTAATCCAGGTAAAAATTCAATTATATATCAAGTAAAAAATAATACTGAAATTGCATTTAGAGGTGCTGGTGGTGGAGGAGCTGGAACTGGATGGGGGGTTATATCACAAATACCAACACCATTAGCAATTAATTATGCTGGAAAACAATATGGATCACAAGGTGGTGGTGGTGGTGGTATTAAATTAACAAATGGTGTTATTTCTTCATTTTCTGGAAATGGTGGTGATTCATCTGGTAATAATCATCAATCTGGTGGTGGTGGTGGTGGTAGTAAATCAAATGGATTAATTGGATATTATATTGATTCAATCAATTATACTGGTGGAAATGGTGGAAATGGTGATTTAATTAATATTACTGGAATAGATGAATATTATGGTGGTGGTGGTGGTGGTGGTGGTGGTGGTAGCGGTGGTAATCATGGTGGATTTATTGGTGGATTTGGTGGATTAGGCGGTGGTGGAAATGGACAAAGTAGAAATGAAATAGATATTAATAAAATTGAAAATAATATTCATGGAGTTGATGGTAAAGGAGGTGGTGGTGGAGGTATGACTAATGTTCAAATTATTACAAATATATCTGATAATAAACCATCTGGAAGAGGTGGTTCTGGTATAATTATTATTAAATATAAAAATCCTATTGTTAAAACTACTAAAGATAATATTAATGGATATTTACAATTTGATGGTAATGATTGGAAATTAGCTAATTCTATTAATTATGGAGGGGTTACTACTATTGATACATATGCCAGTATTTTAACACATTTAGTATCAGAAGTTAATAATTTAAAAACTCAATTAAATTTAATATCAACAATTCCATATATTATTCATAATCAATTTTTATATTTTAATACTTCTATTGGTATTACTAAAGAACCTACAGTATTTATAAATAATTTAATTGCACAATATAAATTTGATGGTGATTTTACAGATAGTTCTGGTAATGGTAATAATTTAATAACATCATCTATATCAACACCTACTATATCTGATAATGGAATTATTGGTAATGCTTTAAGATTTCAAAATGATGTTAATACAAATACAATTACATATGGTTTAAGAGATGGGACTTGTAAAATACCTTCAATTGATTTAGTTAATAAAGAGTTTTCAATATCATTTTGGATTAAATTATTAAATAATTTTGATACAGAACATTCTGGTATATTTATGTTAGGATATAATGAAGGTTTACAAACTGATGGTTATATAAAATTATCTTGTGCATATTATGAATCAAAAAATATGATTGATTTTTATTATAAAAATGATATGAGTGATGAGGGTGGAAATGCATCTACTGATTTATCAATAAATATTTGGTATAATATTACTATAACTATTACAAATTCACATTTAAAAGTATATACAAATAATATTTTAACATCAACTAATTCATTATTTGAAGGATTACCTAATGTTATTTATGATACAAATTATTTAGGTTTTTATAATGATTCAACTTATACCAATACAAAAGATGATTTTTTAATTGATAGTTTTAGTATATATAATAAAGAATTAACAATTACTGAAATATCTAATTTGTATAATTATCATTCATTTGTAATACCATATTCATTATATACTGATACAACACATTCATTACAATCATTAGCTGAGTTTAAAACAGGTGTTAAAGGTTGGCGAATTGTAAGGTTTTTACCACCATCTTTAGGTAGATGGTATTCTGGAAATCATTTTACAACAACAAATATGGAAGTTTCAGCAACAATAGGAACGGCTTACGATTATACTAATGAGTTTATGGTTGCTTTTGGAACATATGATGAAATAGTATTTTCAACATATGATATGCAATATTGGCTTTATACATATAAATCATCTGTATTAGGTAATTATGAAAATGATTCAAGGAATGTTATTAGATCATCTGACAATCCAAACACTTATACTGCAAAATGGTATAATAGAGATACAAACAGCAAACCACACGATCCAGCTATAAGTATTGGCGATTGGAATGATAAACCAGTATTTTTTGAAAACTCAAAAACAACTGATATGGATCTTTTAAATGATTATGGTGGTATGTGTGTATTTGTAAGATCTTCAACTGATACAGAAACAGTTAATCCTGCACCAGAATATAAAACTCTAACATTTGAATATAAACCAAATGATTTAATATTTACTTTTAGAGAAGATGAATCACCTTATAGTTGGCAAGAAGCTTATGATGAAGCTATTGCAAATGGTAAAAGAATGCCTACAAAAACAGAATTATTAAATTATTTAAGTTCTTTAGGTTATACATTACAAGATGGGGATACAAAAACACCATTATATAATTTTGATGCTTGGATTGCCGTTGTAGCACCTGAATATACAAATGGTAGAGATCATATTTGTATAGGAAATAGTGCATCACATTTTGTTGGTAAATCACATACAGAAGTTTATGGTTATGCTCATTGGGGGGATCCTGTTGATACTTATGCATTTAAAAGAATATATTGTGAAGTATCAGAAGATTTAATTTATGATTTTGGTGCTCAAACAATAACAAATGTAGCAACTTTTGCTTCTTATGCTAATACAATTCCAGGAATAACAGGTGTTGATACTTATGATAATTGGAACTCTACAGGAACAGGTGGTGTTGGTGCTTATCCAAATCCTGGAGAAGCAGGTTTTGTAGCACCTGGAAATATTAAAATACCTTTACCAAATACACATAATTATTTAAAAGTAGAATACTATGAATCTTATGGAAGTGGAACAATTCAATTATTTGTAGATAATTTAGCTAATATAGATTCATCTACTGTAAAGCATTCTGTTTCAGATGGTGCAAGTGATATTTTTGAATATTCTTATAATAAAGGTGATTATTTAAGAATATATGAAGCTGGTTCAGGTATATTAGGTAAAAACTTAAAAATAACTTTTTCTAAAACACAAACAGAATATACAGTTAATTTTTCAGGAGAAACCGAATGTGATATTTTAATAGTTGGTGGTGGTGGTGGTGGTGGTGCAAACAGAGCAGGAGGAGGTGGAGCTGGTGCTTGTATTGTATATCCAAATTTTACAATGAATGGAAATTATAAAATTAAAGTTGGTAATGGTGGTTTAGGTGGAATAAGCACAATATCAGGTGGTATAAATGGTTATGATTCAGAAATTACTAATTATGATGAATCGACCATTATTTTTAGAGCAAAAGGTGGTGGTAATGGTTCATCTATTAGTTTTTCCGATGTTCCAAGACCAGGAGGTTGTGGTGGTGGTAGTAGATCACAAAGTATAGCGCTTGGTGGTATTACTGTAGATACAAATATAGTAAATGAAATTCAAACAGGTCCAAATATAACATCGACCTATGCAGTGTATGGTAATATTGGTGGTAGAAATTCAACAAGTTTTACTGGTTCTCAAAATGATATGGATGGAGCTGGTGGGGGTGGTATAGGTGAAGGTGGTTCAACTACAGGTAATTTAGTTTCTGTTGATAGTCAATATATTGCTAATAATCCAGGAAAAGGAGGTGATGGTTTATATAAATCTACAATTAATAATATTGATTATAATTTTAAAGATCATTTTAATACGGGTATTTTAGAAAGTGATGGATATTATTATATTGGAGGTGGTGGTGGTGGAGGAGATAATGCTGTAGGTGTTGGTGGAAATGGTGGAAAAGGAGGTGGAAGTAATGGTGGAGATTCAGGGAGTTTATTAACAAAAGATGGATTATTAAATACAGGTGGTGGTGGAGGTGGTGGTGCTGGTAATAGTAATAATAACGGTGGTAAAGGCGGTTCAGGTATAGTAATAATCAGATATAAAATTAAGAAAATTATTACTAATGAATTTAATAACTTATTTCAAAATACTAATAGTGTTACTTTACATTCTACAAATATTGTATATAATAATAATATTATTACTATTCCTGATCATACATTAGAAAATGAATATTTTACAAAAAGTTTAGAATTAATTGGAAATTCTAAAACTATTCCTGTTATTTTAAAATTTATTAAATCAACTTTTACTACAAGAAAAGTTCCTAATTTAGATAATCCTTCATTTAATATATATATATCAAGTGAAATAGCAAGAATTGATTTATCTACATATTATAATGCTACAACATATACAATATTACATCATAAATTTATTTCTGAAAATAATATTAATTTAAATGGTTCAATTTTAACTATTAATGATAATTATAGAGGAATCTATGATATATTAATTAAATTTGATGAAATATTATATGTATTTAGAATATATGAAAGAGTTGATCAAAATAGTGATTATTATTTATTGAATTAATATAAATAATGAATTATGATAAAACTGAAAGATTAAATATTGTATTAAATATTTTTAAAAAATTAAAAAATTATAAATTAAAAAATGGAAATACATTAAATTTATATAATGAAAATTTATGTTCATTTATAAAAGAATTTAAAAAAATTACTAATGAATATATATATCAACAAGATAATATTAAAGAATATAAAGGAGAATTATATTTTGAAGAAATTGGTAAAAAAATAGAATATATTTTACCAATTAAAAAAAATAAAGAATCATTATTTGTAATAAGAATATAATTATATTAAAATTCATTAATATAATAATAATATATACTAATAATAGTAAATATTATATTAAAAAATATTGTAATATAAAATATAAATGATATTATAATTTTAAAAAAAAATTGATATTTAATATAATTTTTTTTATTATTAATATTTATAACAGTATATTTATAATTTTTATTATTTGGTAATATAACTAAATATTTAGGTATATTATTATATGTATCATATGCTAATAATAAATCATTCATTATGGAAATATTTTAAAATAATTATTTGATGTTACAATAATTATTATTAATAAAAGACAACTAAATATTAAAACAAAAAAACTAAATGATAATATATAATAATAATTAGATCTATTATTATTATATATTTTAGTTTCAATAATATTATATACTAAAATTTTATTATTATTATTTTTATTAGGAGATATAATTAAATATTTAGGTATTTTATTATATTTTTCATATGCTAAACATAAATAACTCATTATTTTATATAAATATATAAAGTTATCATTTTTATAAAACTAATTAAATATTTATATAAAAAATGATTTATAATAATTATTTAAATTATGGCTTTTCAACAACAATTAAAAACTTATATTGATAGAAATAATCTAAATTATAAATATGAAGAAAAACAAATTGAAGAACAACAATTTAAAGCAAGAGTTATAATATATAATAATGATAATAATAATTATACAACATATGAATGGACTGATTTACAAATTAGTAAAAAAATAGCTAAAAATAAAGCTGCTAAAATAGTTTTAATTAAATTAGAAATAATACAAAATGAAGAAGAAAATAATGATAATAATGATAATAATGAAAATATTAAAGATATATTAATTGATATTCGTAATTTATTAAAAATTTTAGTAGATAAAACAATGAGTTTATAAATTTAATTCAACAGTTTCTAAAGCACCATCAATCCATGCTTGTCTATTACAATAAGTTTCACCTAATATATAAATATTATCTTTTTTAAAAATATTATTAAATTTATTTTGTATATCTTTTGAATATGTACCTGTATTCCAAAAATGAACACCTGCTTTCCAATAATGCATTGTTATCCATTCTGGATCTTCAATATTTTTATTTGGAAATATTTCTTTTAACATTTTATTTAATTGAATTTTAACTATATTTTCATTTTCTAAATTATTCCAAAAATTAGCATTATAACTATCTGAATATGAAATTTGTATTAATCCATTATCATAATCAATTGGAATAATAAATTGTAATTTATTATCTGTTAATATTTTTGGTATATTTTTAAACCATACATTTTTATATTTTGCATAAATTCTTAATAAATTACCATCTGATACTGAATTAAAAATATCATGATATTGTTTAAAAAAATTAATTTGTAAATAATCATTTTTTTTTATAGTTAAATAAAGTTTATCATATTTATAATTTTTATTATTTATATAAACTATTTTTTTTTTATTATCAATATCTTTTAAATCACTATTTAAATTAATAGAAACTTTATTTTTAATTAAATATTCATATAATTTATCACATATAATATGTAATCCTGATTTTAAAATAAAAAAATCATTATTTTCAACATCAAAATCTTTTTTTAATGTATTTAATGCATTATAAGCATTCATATCATACATTTCTGAAATATAATTTAAAGATTTTTGAAGTATTTTAACATCTGATGTAGATAAAATAGTTGAGAAATAATTATGTAAATTAATTTCTTTTGTATTTATATTAGTTTTTGTTGTAAGTGCATATTTCCATAAATCATTTAATGATTTAAATTTAGAATCATAATATTTTAATAATTCTTTTTCATTCATTAAAATATTATCTATAAAATATAATTTATCTTTTTTAATATCAATAATTTCATTTTCTAAATTAAAATCTTTTAATAATTTCATAACATATTTATGTTTTTTTCCTAATCTACCTGCACCTACTGAATATTTAAAATTATCATTTTCATATGTATAAATTCGTCCTCCTATTCTATTTAATTTTTCAAATATCAATATTTTTTCTGGTTTAATTTTTTTTTTTTTTATTAATTTATAAGCAGTATATAATCCAGTTATTCCTGATCCAATTATTATGTACGACATATTTAATAAATATTTTTATAAAAAAAAAATGATTTTTCATTCTTTATTTTTTTTATCAAACTAAAAATGAACAATCAAATTTTTTGTCCATATTTTTTAGAAGGTAATTGTAAAAATAGTAAAAAATGTAATTTTAAATATCATATAAAATGTTTAGATAATCATTTATGTTTTAATTTTAATTGTAATAAAGGACATACTATATCTATTAATAAAAGAAAAATAATTAATAATATATATTTTGATTTTTATAATAAAAATTTAAATAATATATGTGAATATAATTATAAATGTATTAAAAAAAATTGTAATAAAAATCATGATCTTTCATATAAATATAGAAAATTTATTAATAATTTAATAAAATCTAATAATTTAAATAAAATTAAAAATGAATATAATAAATTATATAATAATAATAATATAAAACCCTATAATAAAATATTTAATTATGAAGAAGATTTATCAAATATAATAAATAATAATATAAATCGATCTAATTCAGAATTAAATTTATTAATTGATAACAATTCATTATATAATAGAGATAATCAATTATTAATATTTCCAAATTCAAATGATCAAATATTAAGATCTCCAAATTCAAATGATGATATATATTTTGAAATAAGAAATAATATTGATAAAATATTAAAATCTCCTACAAATGATAAATTAGAAAATGATAATATAGATAGTTTATATTCAAGTTATAATACAGTAACATCTCCTATAAATGATAAATTAGAAAATGATAATATAGATAGTTTATATTCAAGTTATAATACAGTAACATCTCCTACAAATGATAAATTTGAAAATGATAATATAGATAATTTATATTCAAATTATAATACAATAAAATCTCCTATTAATGATGAATTAGAAAATATAAATAAAAGAAAAAATATAATAAAATATTTAGTTATTTTAATAAATATAGAAAATAAAATTAGTAATTTAAATAATATAAAAAAAAAAATTAATAATAATATTAAATTATTAATATAAAATATATTATCTTATTAAATAAATAAATGAGTAAAAAAACTAAATTAAAATCATCTTCAAGTTCATCATCAGATTCACCATCAATATATAATTATGAAAAATATTCTGAAGAATATATATATAAAAAAATAAATAAATATTATAAAGATATAATATTTATTTATCATAATTTTTATAATGAAAATAAAGAAGAAAATAATGAATGGTTTTATAAATTACTTGAAAAATTAAAATTAAAATCAAAAATAAGTAAAAAAAATTTTAATATACATTTAATTTTATTATTAACTATATTATATATAATAAGTTATATAAAATATGATATTAAATATAAATTTGAAGATATTAAATCTATAACAAATTTTTTAAAATTTTTATATTATATTGTATTTTATTTAGAACAAGAAGCTATTACAGGTATATTTAATTATTCAAAAAAATATAAAAAATTATATGATATAAATAATTTAAATTATTTTAGAATAGCAAAAAAATATTTAAAAGAAATTAATGAAAAAACAGGTATTTATATAAAAGATTTTACTGATGAAAAAAATACAAAATATAATGTATATTATATATCAAATACAAATATTAGTATTTTATTAAATTCAATAATTAAAAATAGCAAAAATATATTTAAAATAAATTAATAAAAAAATAAAAATTAATATAAACATATATTTTAAATATAAAAATATTATAAATATAAATATAAATGAAAATTGCAATATGTGGTTCTATTTGTTCAGGTAAAACTACATTATCTGAAAAATTAAAAAAAGATTTTAATTTAGAATTATATTCTTTTGCTTTTAATGTTAAAAAATATTGTAATAAATTTTTTAATATGAATTATAAAAATAGAAAATTAATTCAAGATTTTGCTGAAAAAATGAAAGAAATTGATGAAAATATTTGGATTAATTTATTAGATAAAAAAATTAATAATAAAAATAATATAATTATTGATGATTTAAGATTTAAAAATGAATATGATTATTTAAAATCAAAAGGATTTTATATTATTAAATTAATTATTAATAAAGAAGAACAAATTAAAAGAATAAAAAAATTATATAAAGAAAATTATAATGAACATTTAGAAAGATTAGAACATATATCAGAATTAAATATAAATAATTTAAAATGTGATTTAGAAATAGAAAGTAATGATGATTTATATTCAAATATTAGAACTATAATAAATTTTTGATATATTATTTTCTAAAATAAAATTTCTACATTTTAAACAAGGACAACTTTTATCTAATTCATCATTATTATTTATACGAACTACATATAAAACACTATTTGTTATATCATTACTTTTTTTTGCATTTAAAATTGCTTTTTTTTCTGCATGAATACTATATATATTATTCATACCTTTTATATATTCATTATAACCTTTACCAATAATCTTATTATTTTTAATTATTATACATCCATGTTTTTTTACCATACATGATTTTTTTGCTTCTTTTATTGCTTCATCAATATAAAATGAATGTTTATTGATCATTAATAAATTTATAATTAAATTTTTTATCATTTTTTATAATAAATAATGAGTATATTTTTTAAAAAATTTTATAAAGATTTTCAAGAATATATTTATATTAATGAAGTTTTAGTTGCTGCATCTGGTTATGCTATTGGTATTACTACATATGATTTATTAAAATCATTAATTGATCAAATTTTTGAACCTGTTATTATGTTTATAATTCAAAATATACTTTTAATATCTCCAGTATATGAAAAATATAAATATATTTTTGATAATATTGGACATTTCTTTTGGTTAATATTAGTCTGGATTATTACTATATTTTTATCTTTTTTTGTTATTGAATATTTATTAAATAGAAAAATTATTGGTTTATCCAGTATTCTTAACAATAAAGATAAATCAGAATTTATTAAACAAAAAATAGTTACACAAGAAAAAGCAAATATATTACCAAATGATATAGACAAAAAAGAAATTGAAAATGAAGAAAAAATGTTAAAAGAAAAAATTACTAATTATTAATTTATATTTATTAAATAAATTAATTATGTCTGAATTTTGTAAATGTCATATTAATGATAATAGTTATAATTTTGAACATATCTGTAATATATGTAAATTATATAGACAATGGGGAAATTGTATTTCATGCTTATATGAAGGTAATTCATTATGGAATAATATTAATGAAGAAACTAATGAATTTATATGTTCATATTGTTATGAAACAATGATTGAAGCTGAATATGATCAAAATAATGAACCATTTGATCAATTAAATTCTCAATCAGATAATGAATCTATTAATCAATCTGATAATCAATCTGATAATCAATCTGATAATCAATCTGATAATCAATCTGATAATCAATCTGATAATCAATCTGATAATCAATCTGATAATCAATCTGATAATCAATCAAAAAGTGAATCAAACAGTGAATCAAATAGTGAATCTGATAATGAATCAGATATAAATGATATTACATTAATCTTAAACAAAATTTTAAAATTACAAAATAAAAAAAAAGAAATTAATAATAAAATTATAAAATTTAAAAAATTATTAAAAAATAATATCTAAATATCCTTCATATAATCTATAATTACTTTCAAATGTTATTTGATCACCATTATATAATTTTATTATAAATGATGTATTTAATGATTGACTATAATTTATATTATCTAATTTTATTGGCAATAAACTAAAAGTTCTTATATAATTTTCACTTTCATTATTTTTTAATTTAACATAAAAATAACATAAATTTTTTATATATGTTAAATCAAATATTACATTTATATTAAAACTATATATTTTTGTTTCTAATATATTTATTTCAGTAAAATCATTTGTATTATTTATTAAATTATTTTCACTATTTTCAAATAATAATTTATAATTCATTTTTATAAAACTTTCATAATTATTTATTATTTCTATATTATTATTATTATTTATTAAAGAAATTTCAAAATTATTTTCATTCATTTTATATATTTTAAAATTATCATTATTATTCATACGTATTAAATCACCAACATATATATTTGATAATTCATTTATATATATTTGATTACTATTTATTTCTCTTATATTATAATTTATAAAATTTAAATTTTTTGTTAATATATCTTTTTTTATATAAACACCTATATAATAATTCGTTTCTAAAATATTTGGTTTATCTATTAAATCATTATATGATAAATTATTTATTATCACTTTATTACTATTATTACCTATTATTATATTATTATCTAAAGTTTTAAATATACAATTATCTATATTTAATTTATAATTACTATTATATTCTATATCATTTCCTATTATAATTGGATTTAATAAATAATAATCAATACTTATATCATTATTATTATTAAATATATTATTTCCTACTGTTATTATATTTGTTGGATTTCCATTCAAAAATGAATTATTTCCTATTATTATTGAATCATTTATTCCTATTTTATCATTTATACTATTATTTATTGCATTATCACTACCAAGAACTATTGAATTTTGTCCAAATGTATTAAAATTATATCCCAAACATATATTATTATATCCAATACATTTTGCATCACCACCTATTATTATATTTTTACCTTCATCTACTGAATATTCAATTAATAAATCATTAATATCAATATCAATTGTATAATTAAATAAAAAATATTTATTATCATTAGTAACATTAATTATATTACTACTTAATATATATATAAAATTTATTTTATTAATATTATTTATAATTTTATCATTAAAAATAATATTATCATTCAAATATAAATTGTTTTTTTCTATTTTAATTTTATTTATATTACAATTATTTATACTTATATTACTATTATTAACACTTATTTCTGAATATTTAAAATCAATTTTTAAATTACTTGATAATTCTAATGAAAATTTGTACTTATTATGAGGACTATCTATTATATTATTAATTATATAATCAAATTCTATATTAAAATATGTATTTATTTCTTCATTTAATCTATAATCAATCACATTTGTATCTGATATAAATTCTGGTATATTATCAATTTGAAAATAATATTTATCTTTTTTTACTTTAAAATTTATTTTATCAAAAACTAAATCATAATTATCTTTATCAAAAAGAATTTTATATTCTATTATATTACAATTATAATTAAAACTATCATATTCTAAATTACATATTGATAATCCATCATATAAAAAAATATTTGAATTATTAACTTTTTTATTATTATTATATGAATAAATATCTAAAGTTTTAATTTTATATATATTTTCATATATATATTGAGTATTATATATTATTCTAAAAACATTAATTATATTTATATTTATTTTTATTACATTTTTATAAAAATAATTAAATTTATTTTTTGCTAATAATATTTCAAAATTATGACTTTCATTAAATTTATTATAATATAAATTATCTAAAATATAACCATTTTTTAATTCACTTAATAAATAAATTATATTATTATCATAATTTTCATATTTTATTAACGGTTTTAATTTATCATTTAAATTAAAATTATTAAATGGATATAAATCTATTGTAATTTCATTTGATATTAATTCTATATTATTATATATATTACTATTTATTACAATAAATTCATATCTATTAATATCATTTATTATATTAATAAATTCATAATTATTATTAATATTTATTATTTCATTATTAATTTTATCCCATTTAAAACCATTATTTTCCAAAGATTTTGTAATTGAATAATTAAAATTATTATTATTAAAATATATATATTCTAAATTTATAATAAAATTATATATTATTATTTTATAAGATTTTGTTATCTTATTTTCATCTTCATCTATAAATCTTATTTTTATTTCATCCGTATATGTATCATTTTCATTAAATAAAATATATTTAAATTTTTCTTTAAAATTATTTAAATTATCAAATATATTTTTATTTATATATCCATATTTTGGTGGTTTTTCTATATATATTTTATAATTATTATTTTCATAAAAATTTTCAAATTTATAAGTATTTTTTAATAAAAATATTTTAAATATTTTATTATTAAAATTATTATCTATCCATTCATTTAATATTGGTTTTATTATTATTTCTTTATCATTTATTATTAAATTTGTTTGATACTTTGATTTTATAAATAATGGATTATAAATTATACTATTTATTCTTATTATTTTTTTATTTCTATTTAATATTAACCATTCATCCGAATTTAATAAAGATAAATCATTTAAATCATCTATTTCATAAATATCTAATCTATTTCTATTATTTATATTAAAATATCTATTTAAATCTATTAAATTTAAATATAATAATATATTTTCATTATTTATATATACTTTTTCTATATTTATTATTCCTTCTTTTTTATAACTTATTCTATTTAATTTTATATTTTTTGAAAATTTTGAAAAAATAGAAATTTCATCTTTAATATCAATAATTGTAGTTAATTCAATAATATCTTCTGAAATATTTGAATATTCAGGATATTCATTAATAATAATAGATTCATTTTTATTATAAATTAATTTATTAACATATCCATATTTAGGTTGAGTTTTTATAAATATTCTATAATCTTTATAATTATCAATATCAAATGAAATATTTAATTTATTAATATCTATTATATTTTGAAATTCAATATTATCAATTAATATATATGGTTCACTAATTTGATAAACTATATAATCTTCAATTTCATTAATTTTATTTATATATTTATTTTCATAAACATCTGTTGAATTTGTAAATTTTGTAGAAATTTGTTTTTCTATATTAATTATTTTTATAATTTCATCATCTACATTATTATCTTTAGAATATTTATCTGGTCTTTTTAAATTATTTAATGAATTATATAATAAATTATTATTATTTTCTGGATTTATATTTAAATTTTTTAAATTTAATCTACTTTTTGATTTATTTTCATTTAATAAATTAAAATTATTTAATTTATTAAAAAATATATTATAATTATTTATATTTATATCATTTCCTAAACTAATTGATGATTTTGATTTATTATCTATATTATTTCCTAATATTATACTTCTATTTTTATTTTTATTATCATAACCTATTGATATTATATTATTATTACTATTCAATAATTCAATACTATTATTATTTCCTATTATAATATTTTTTAATCCATTTTCTATATTATTAAAATTATTTTTACCAATTGATATATTATTATAACATTTTTTTAAATTATTACCTAATTCATTTCCAAAAAATGAATTAAATGAACAATTAATATTACTATTTGCATTATTATAACCAAAAATAGTATTGTAATCACTATTATTTATATTAATAAATGATTTAGTTCCTGTTACAGTATTATAATTTGTTGTTCCTTTACTTAATGTTGCATTTTCTGAACCAATATAAACATTACCTTTACATTGAATTACATCATATCCAGTTTTATAACCTATAAAAATACTATCATATATTTCTTCGGCATCAAAAGCTACTTTATTTCCTATAAATACATTATTATTACCTGTTGTATTTTTACCCGCTGATTCACCTATTGATACTGTTTCCAAATCTCTTGTTGATATATCATTTAAATTATTTAAATTTGTTGAATTTGTAAAAGATTGATTAAAAATATTTGTCATATTACTATTTTATTTTATAAAAAATGATTTTATATTACATTTATATTTTAATGTCAATTCTTTGTAAAGATAATTGTATAGGTATTTGTCAAAATTCACAATGGAATTGTAAATTTTTACATAATAATTGTAAATTTGGTATTGAATGTAACAGAATAGATTGTAAATTTGGACATCCTATTAATCCCGAAAATAGAATTAAAATTAATAATATTATTAGATGTAATATTATTAATTATAATAAAGAATATTTATGTTCATATGGTATATTATGTATTAATTATAATTGCACTAATCATCATAAAATTAGTATTGAAAAACGTATTTTAATTAAAAATATTGTTAATGCTTATAAAGTATCATTTAATATTAAAAATAACAATAATGATTTAAAATTAAATCAAATTATTTTAGAAAAAGATATTGAATTAAAAAAATTAAAAGAAGAATTAGAATGTGTAAAAAATGAATTAAATAATGTTAAAAAAATTACATTTTTAAATGATATTGAAACACAAACAGATTATAATGAATTATATGAACCATTAAATTATCTTGATAATAATATTACTATTTTATATAAAAATAAACTTATTCGAAAATTAAATAATGATTTATTATTATTTAAAGATATTATTGAAATTCAGATATTAAAATCTGATATTATTTGTAATTATTTTAATATTTCTTTTAATAATAAAATATATTTAATTGAATATAATAATTATAATAAAATACAAATAATACCATATTATGAAGATAAAATTAATTTATATTTTGATCAAAAAATAAGTTTTAATAGTTTGGAAGATTTAATATTATTTTTAAAAAAAAAATGAAATTATTTTATTAATAAATATAAATGAATGAACAAATTATTAATAAAGAAAAAGATGATTTAATCATTAAAAATGCTAATTTAATATATTTTACTGAAGAAACTATATTAAATTTAAAAAAAAAATATAATTTTAGAAATTCTATAATTAATATTAAAGATAAAAATAATTATGTAAGTAAATTTAAAATTGGATTAATTTATTTTAATAATTCAATTAATATTGATGGATTTAATACTAAATGTTTAATACAAGCAACAACATATTATAATGATAGTATATTTGATAGATTATTTAATCAAAATTTTTATTATGGTAATATTTCTGGTATTGGATATATTGATAATGATTATTATAATGAACATGATATACAATTAATGTCTTATTTTAATTTGGAATAATTGATAAATTATATGGATTTGATTTTAATTGACTTAATGTATTTGGATCTAATCTATTTTCATATGAATTTAATTGTTCAGTTTCTTTTGTTATTCCACATCCATTTGTATTTGGGGGTAATTGATATATTCTTCCTACATTTCCTTCTGTTCTTTGTGAAATACTTTCACCAATTGTTTTATTACTTTTAACATTAACTTTTGAATTATGTATTTTTCCTAAATTAGATTGACCACCATTTGGTGTATGACCTGCTGCTATATTTATCGCTTCACGAGTTCCATCTATTTCTGCATTATTTACCGCTTCATGTGATATTTGATTTTTAACATCTGTTGTTAAAGTTCCCTTATAATCAATATGATTAAATTGACTATTTGTATTTTTTGCTTCTGGATTTGCTGATAAATATCCACCAAATAAACCTTCTAATATTCCACTAATAAATCCTTCACTTTTATATATTGTTGTTTGTTTTGTTGTTGTTTTTGCTACTAAATCTGGATCATAATATACTGTTCTATATGTTGTTCCACCAATATTTCTATATACATCTTTTATTGCTACTGTTTCTTTTGTTGTTGTTTTTGCCATATCATCTATTCCATAATATGTTCCATCACCTGCTTTTAAATTTCCATTATCATTATCATGTATTGTTGTCTCTTTTGTTGTTGTTTTTGCATCATCATGTAACATTGTATATGTTCCATCTTCTCCCTTTAAATTTAATTTATCACTATCATGAATTGTTGTTTCTTTAATTGTTGTTCTTGTTATATCTGAACTATCATGAACTGTTATTGCATCTGGCATTTGAGGATTCATATGACCTTCCTGCCTTGCCGCATCTACAAAATACTCTTTTATACTATGTTTCATTGTATCTAATACTGGAGATACTATTGCATCTACCATACTTGTTACATTTGATACTACTGTTTGAGTCTCATATGATTGACGTTCATTATCATATACTATTACATTTTCTTTATTATAATTATCACTTTCATGTTGCTTTAATACTGTATCTACTGCATTTCCTTGATATTCTTTATGAGTTATTGGAGCATTTGTTGCTTTTATATTTTCATTTGTTCTTACTGTTGGTTTTAATACTGCACCCGTTGTTGTAAATAAATTATCTATTGTATTCTCAAATACTGTTTCTGGTAAATTTTTTGTTAAATTATCTAAAGCTGTTCTTTTTCCTATTCTATTTGTTGGACCTTGAAATGGTATTCTAAAAGTTTTATTTCTTTGATCCGTTAATGGTTTATTTTTTTGAATATCAAATGGGGTTGCATATCTTAAAGTATCAGCTTGTTGAAACCCACCTACACCTGATGATGAATATCCTTTATTTAATCCAGGACCTACCCTTATTGGTTCTATTGGAAATTCATTATTTCTTATTGAAGAATTATTTAAACGAGATTTATAAAAATCATCATTATTTTTCATACCACATACTTGATCATCTATTGTTGGTTTAAACATTGCCGGAACCTCTTTTTTATTAATATATAATTCATCATTTCCTGTTCTTCTATTTGTATAATTTGACATTCTCTCTACTTCCGTATTTTGAGTTATTTTTCCCCTTAAATATGGTTGCATATTATTATGAAAATAATCATCATTTGATGTTGCTAATCCTGATAAATTATCATTTGTATCTAATACTTGTGCAAATTGAGATGCAAAAGCTGGTCGAGATACTACTCCCGTTTTCATTGGATTTTGAGCCCTATTATATTTATCTTTTGCCCTATTTAACTCATTTTGTTTTACTAATTTACCATAATTTGATTCATATATATTATTCATTGAAGAATCTACAAACATATTTACTTTTTTATTAATAATAAAAAAAAATTCACTATTTATATTATTATTAATTTATTCATAACTTTTAATATCATCATAAATTTTGTATTATTATTTTATGATAAATATAACAATTCATATGATCATAATTTATTCATACAATTTTGTATCGATCATTTGTTATTATTTTCTGATAAATATAACATTTCATATGATCATAATTTATTGATAAATTTTTGCATCGATCATTTATAAATATTTTCTGATAAATATAACATTTCATATGATCATAATTTTATTGATAAATTTTTGCATCGATCATTTATAAATATTTTCTGATAAATATAACATTTCATATGATCATAATTTTATTGATAAATTATACTTTCGTGATCATTTGTAAATATTTTTGTAAGTTTAACAGAATAATTATGATCATATGAAATGTTATATTTATCAGAAAAATAATAATAAATGATCGATGTTTAATTTTATCAATAATAAAAATAAAATATGTTTGAACAGAGTTCATAAAAAAAGTTAAAAATAAAAATTAAAAATCAAAAATAAAATTATAAATTAGAAATCTAAATGTTTATTTTAGAAATTAAAAATCTAAATGTTTATTTTAGAAACATAACTTTTAATATGATATAATAAACATATCTGAATAGAATTCATAAATAATTATTATGACCATACAATAGCATTAGTATGTGTAGTATTCACTGTGTTATTAATTATTTCAGCTTGAATATCACCTAAATATTCATGTCCAAAATATTCAATATCTACATATACACGAGATGATAATGGTACATTTACACCATTTGATCCCATTAATGTGGTAATTTGAGTTTTCCATTCAACTATTAATTTAAATTTTTTATCATCTAATCTTTCAATTTTAATATCTAAAAATCTATAATATTCATATTCAGAATCAAATAGATCTGCAATTGTTATTAATCCAGGTGTTGGAGGATCAGAACCGGTATTGTTTTGAGGACTAATAAAAGCCTCAAATCTTCTATAAGCAATTTGTCCATTATCACCAGAAATATGTAATTTAATTGACATTCTAAATCCAAAAGTATTATTACTACCATCTGATGTAAACGGATAGTTACTAATTGCTGTAATTGTACTATTTTGAGTTTCAGTATTATTAGTAACATTTAATCCACTTACTGAACCATCATCTAATGGATTAGATGCATATGCATAATCTCCATCTGTCTCACCATTATAATTTTTAAATTCAAATGTCATACCCGTTTCATAATAATCTCCCTCACGGGTTGCGGCTGTATCTGCAGCAGATTGATCCGATCCGTGTTGTATTTTACGTGTAAAACCATAAAATACACGATTAGTATTATTTTGTTTAATAAATACAACATCTCTAAGTGCTATACCTTTAGATCCAATATCACCATTTGCATTTACTTGTCCGTTTAATTGAGAATTAGTGCTCCAAACATCTAATTTATATCTTGGTTTATAAGTTCCAATACCAACATCACCTTGATTTTTAATAACAAATGGGGTTCCATCATATTCATCATCACCATTACGATTAGTATCATCAGGTAATGCTTGAACTATAATGTTACCGTTCATAGCATCAGGATGTGATGTGCATACATATGTATACGTTCCAACTTCATTAAATGTATGTGTTTGTGGAGAACTATTATCAACAGTAAAAACAGGAGTATCATCTGGTTCTTTAAGTTGAAATGGATGTCCACTAGTATTATTTGTAATTTGAATTGAATCTCCAACATAAATTGTAATGTCAGCTTGATTTGATATTTCTAAATTTGTTCTATCTGTTATATTAAATTCATATCCACTCATTGTTGTACTGTCTAAAAGTTTTAAAGCAAATGTTTTTGTTATAGGTTGAAATCTTTTATCTTCAACTAAAAATATATCAATATCATCAGCAGTTAAATTCCCAGCCAGTGCACCAGAGTCCTTAGCTAAATCTTCAGGTGAATTTTTATATACATGTAACCATGCTTTTAAATCTTTTTTAGTAGTTCCATCTGATTTATATTTTTTAACACCCATACCAACTCTACCAAAAGCATCAATTCTAAAAGGTGTTCTATCTTGATTATCAGCACAAAAAAATTCACATAAATTAAATCCTTCTGTTGATACTTTATTGGTTTGAACAACTGTTAATGCAGTTTTTGTTCCAGTATTATTAATTTCAAAAGCAGAAGTAGTTTCAACATTTGTATTAGTAACAATATTTGATCCTTCAGAATACATTTCAACATTACCAAAGATTTTAACAGTTCCATTAGATTCACCAATATGAATATTAGAACCATGCATACGAACATCTCTTAAAATATCAGAACCAATTTGAATTTTGCTATTATTATTATCTAATAAAAAGTAAGCTGGATCAGTAGGTGTTCCTAAACCAAAGGCAGCAGTAGCTAAATTTAATTCATCTACAGCATTAATTGTTATTTTACTTGCATCTAATTTAATATGGGCTGTTGTATTGTGTGGATCTAACTTAACACCATTACCAATTTCAATTAAAGCACCATAATTAGCCAAACTTCCATTATTTTTGCTATTATTTCCAGTATCATAGATGGTATCATCAATACCATCTTTAATTAAAAATCGAGTTCCATCATTATCATTATTAAATTTAATTTCTTCAGAATGTAATATAGTTGTGGTATCTTGATATCCGATTTTAATATCTTTAGAGTATAAATCAAAAGTAGAATTTGGTCTATCAGCTGTATTTTCATCATGTACATCAGTATTATCACTTTTATGAGTTGCACCAACAATAATATTTTCAGCAAATAAAGTCATATCAGTATTTTTTTGTCCAATTTTTATGGTTTCTCCATATACATCTAAAGTACTACCACTATAAGCATAACCAGCATTAGTTGTATTAGTATTATTAGCTCCATGATGATCAATATTATGATGATCATTTAAACCAATAAAAGTGTTTTTAGTATACATTTTGGTGGTAGAATCTTTTCCACCAGTTTTTAATTCACCAGCATAAAGTTTCATTTCAACTTTTGTATCAACAACATTATCTATTTCATTATCATATGTAGTTGTAAAATCTCTATTATCATCATTAGTTACACCAATTTTAATATCTTTACCATAAAGTTTAAAAGTAGTATCTTCTTGTCCAATTTTTATAGTTTCACCAAACATATCAACAGTTGTATTACTAACAGCTATTTCATCTTCATGACCTTCTTCATCATTTTTACTTATACCGATTTTAAGATTTTTACTATATAAATTCATTTTAGTATCTTTTTCACCAATTTTAACATATTCAGCATAAACATCAAAAGTACTACCGGGATAAGCTCCATTCCCTGATTGAATATGATTTCTTTCAATAGAAGTACTTACATCAGTAAGAGCAGTATTAATATTAATTCCTTGTGCAAAATTAGTATCACTTAATCCAATAACAGTATGTTTTCCATACATAGTAGTAGTAGTATCTTTTTCACCAATTTTAATATCTTCACCAAATATATCAACAGCTGAATTATTATAAGCAAATTTAACATGATCGGCTGTATTATGATTTCCTGTATTTGCTGATGCATTATCAGAATCTTGATTACCAGCAGTTCCTATTTTAATATTTTGACCATCAACATTTATTGTATTTCCCATTCTTCCAATATTAATTTCATTTTTAATAATATTTGCATCACCATTTGTATCAGTTAATTCGGTAGTATTTGTTTGAGGTTTATATGTATAAGTATCTTCTGCTGGTCTTGTATCACCTCCAGTACCACTTGGATGACAAAATATATTTTGAACAATTAATTCATCAGTCCATGTTCCACCAAGAATACGAACTTGACTATCTATACCTTCTTTATCATTATAATTATTTTCAACTTCTAAGTTATTTGTGCCAATAACAATACATTTTGATGGTTGATTTAATTTTCCATCAGCTTTTGGAAAATTAGGTGTATTAACGCTATTATCAATATTTAATACTTTATTAACTGAATATAAATAAGTACTACTCATTGTTTTATGATATAATGATTTTTTAGAATTATTTCATTAAACGCATTATATAAATTTTAAACGCATTTTGAATTTATATATATAAATACAAATCTTTAAATAAAAAGTAATAAAGCGTAATTATATAGAATAAAAATTTGTAATTAATGTTAAGATGTTAAATGTAGATATAGAAAAAGGATATAATTTAACAAAAAATAGTTTAAAATCAAAATATAAAATTAATGAATTACAAAATATAGAAACAAGTATAGAAATATTGTCAAAAAATGAATTTAATAATTTAGTAAATTTAAGTTTTCCGATAATTTCATATGTTTTTGATAAAACAGATATAATAGAAAATTATGGTTCATTATTAAATTATAATACAACAATAGATAGTTCAAAAAATATAGTAAAAAAAGATGATAATTTGATGCATATACCATATAGTATAAGTTGTGATACAAATTTTAATATAAATAAAAAGATATTAAATAATTTACTATTAAATTTTACAATTTCAATATGGATAAAATTATCTGAGAATGATATATTAGAAGTAATAAATATAAAGAATGATACAAGTTATTTGAGAGTTTATATAAATACTGATAATAAATTATATGTAACATTAAATAATAAAACAAATGATAATGGTATATTAATAACACGAAATATATGGATTCATATATTATTAATAAAAAAGGATAATAAGTTAGATTTATATAAAAATAATATAAAATATGAAAATTTGATTAAAGATATAGATGAATATAATATTGTTATTTTAGATAATAATATAGTAGAATTAGGAAAAAATATAGAATATTTAGATTTAAGAATATTTGATTATAATGTAATTGAAAATATAGATTTATTTTATAAAATAGGAAAACCATTAAATGTTATTATAGGTAATAAAATAAATATAATAAATAATCATCATTTAAAAAATAATATAGATAAAGATTATATTTTTCCATTAATAAATATTTCAGATAAAATAAAATTAACAATATGTTTTTGGTTATTAAATAATTCAATAAATGATAATATATTACTAATGGAAGTTATCCATATAATACTCATAGAAATGTCATTATATCCTCTAAAAATTATTTACCACATACAGTTCAATTTGCAAATGATTTAAATAATTCTGGAGGTGGTAGACCACTTATATCATTACAAGGCTGGAATATTAATAATAATGATTTATATTCTGAACATTCAACACCTACATTACAAAATAAACCTTATTATGTTTTTATTAGAAATTCCAAAATTGATAATAATTATACTATTAATTCAACTGATACTCAAATTAATTTTAAATTTAATCAATATATTACAGATAATATTATCAATAATTATTCATCTGTTATTTTAAATGATACTAATAATTTTGATTATATTCAAACTATAAATACTAATACAAATACAAATACTAATACTAATACTAATACTAATACTAATACTAATACTAATACTAATATTAATACTAATACCAATACTAATACTAATACTAATACTTATACTAATACAAATACTAATACTAATACCAATACTAATACCAATACTAATTATTATTAAAAAAAATAATTTTAAATTTTAATAATTTATACTTAATAAATTTATATTTGATTTTTTAAATATTAATTTTTCAATACCATTTATTATACTATTATTATCATCTTCTGATATAAATATAAAATTTAGATATGAATAATCCATTAATATTAATATTATATCCATATTATTTTTCAATATAAACTCTGACAATTCTTTTTTTACTATTTCTATTTTATTTATATTTAATGGAAATAATATATTGTTTTCATTCAAAAATTTACGGATTTTTAACATTTCTTTATCAAATTGTTCTGAATTTAAAATCATTGATTCTTTATCAAATACTTTACAATTTTTTTTTAAAAGTGTATATAATTTTACTTCATTTTCTTTTGGTCTCGGATACATACATATAGGTTCATAAGGATATGATTTTATATAAATTGACATTTAATAATTTTTAAATATTTTATCATTTTTATATCATTTTATTTTTTTAAAATACTATTAAGAATATTATTTTTTGCTAAACTTATAAAATCATTCTTCATATTTTTTAGATTTATTACATTATTATTATTCCATGATTCATTTGCAATATTTCCAAACTTCATTGATTTATTACCTGTTTGTAGATTATTATCAACATCATAAAATATTACAATATCTTCATTCAATGTTATATATTTTTTACAATTAATAATTCTTTCTTCAATATTAATTGGAATACTAATAGCACGTGTTTCAACTTTTTTACTATTACCACCTGGTATAAATTCAATATTTTTATTTTTATCCAATATAATATTATTATTTTTAATTTTAAATGATCTCATCATGATATCATTTGGACAAATTACAATATAATTATTACCTTCTTTACGTAAAAATATACAATATGTTCCATTTAAATAAACATATTGTGATTTAATACAATTTTGAATAATACATATATCAAAAGAATGAAAAGTCATTATTATAATTAATGATATATAATCATTTTTTAAATCTAAAATTATTTTTTTAAAATCTAAAAATTAAAAATTAAAATTTGTTTTTTTAAATCTAAAAATTAAAATTTAAAAATTGTTTTTTAAAATCTAAAAATTAAAATTTAAAATTTGTTTTTTAAAATCTAAAATTAACATTTTATATGATCATAATTTTATTGATAAAATTTTGCATCGATCATTTGAAATATTTTTTTTGATAAATATAACATTTTATATGATCATAATTTTATTGATAAAATTTTGCATCGATCATTTGAAATATTTTTTTTGATAAATATAACATTTTATATGATCATAATTTTATTAATAAAATTTTGCATCGATCATTTGTAATTATTTTTCTGATAAATATAACATTTTATATGATCATAATTTTTTTGATAAATAATACTTTTGTGATCATTTGTTAATTTTTTTGTAAGTTTAACAGAATAATTATGATCATATGAAATGTTATATTTATTAGAAAAATAATTTCAAATGATCGATGCAAAATTTTATCAATAATTAAAATAAAATATGTCTGAAAAAAGTTCATAAAAAAAGTTAAAAATAAAAATTAAAAATCAGAAATAAAATTAAAATTAAAAATTTAAAATATAAATTTATAATTTTTTTTTATTTTATTTTATTATAAATAAATGAAAGTTGTTTTACAAAATGTATCAGGAAGAAATAATAAGTGTTTTTATTATGCTTTTTTAGGAGCTGCAAGAGATTATTTAAAAGAATGTAAATTTTTTAAAACAAATAAAAAAAAAATAAATGTGGATTTTTTAAAACAAGAAAATCTAAATTTGAATAGAATTAAATCAAATCCAACACAATTAACTTTATTTCAAATTTATGTATCAAACATTTTTGAACTTTACCGAAACATTAAAATTGGAATAGAAACTGAAAATAATATACAAAGTTTAAGTTCTTATGATATTACTGATACATCCAGAGAAAATATAACAAAAATAATAAGTAATGCAGGAATGGAGAAAGAAAAAATAAAAAAAATAAAAGAAATTCTATTAAAAACTCAAAATTTAGCAAGAATTTTAAGTATAGATGAAAATATTTGCAAGTTATTTTTTATTAAATATGAAAAATTAATATATTATGATTTTATTATTGATGATGACAACTTAATAAATCCTATTCTTAAAGAATTTATAGAAATACAGACTAAATATTATACTTATACAACAAAACTAGAATTAAAGTTTTTTATAAATTTTTTAAATGAAAAATGTTCTGAAATTGAAATAAAAACTATTTCATTTCGAAGAAATGGAAATCTTGATTTCCATGAAAATAATGAAGAAACTAGAAATTATTTTTATTTATATTTACAAGGTTTTTTTAACGATATATTACAGGATAAAAATAAAGAAAAAACATATGTTTTTTTATTTACTACAGATGTTCATTATAGATTTTTAATTTTAAATAATAAATCTATATTTACATTTCAAGATATTTCAGATTTAAATAAAAATTTGTTAGATAGATCCGAAGCATTTGAGTTTACAAATATAGATAGTATAAATAGTGATTATGGTAAATCAATAGATTTTTCACCAGAATCAGAACCAAATTTAATAGATTTTTCACCAGAATCAGAACCAAATTTTCCATTAGCTCAACAATTACCTTCATCGTCACCTGGTGCAAAAACAAAAAAATCTTCAAAAAAAGTTCAAGCATCTCCGAAGAAGTCTGACTTACCGAAAGATTGGGCGCAATTAAAGGACGTGTCACCAGAATGGAATGAATTAGTATATGATAGGTCGTCCGGATCGGATCAGTATGGTGTACCGCAAAATTGGGAGAAATTTAAGGGGTCAACAAGTAAATCACCTGAATTAGC